ATGAAGCACCAAAAGTAGGAGATACCTCAAAGATTATCTTCTACAAAGGAAGTAAAGATGTTGATGTTTTGTTTAGAGAAATTATTGAAACTGTAAAAGAGGGAGATGAACTAACAATTTACAATGAAAGATCTTTGGGACAGGATTCTACTTTACTTGAAGAAGAAAGAACTGTAACATCTGTGATTTCTGCAGATTTAGTTTCAACCTATCCATATTATGGTCCAGGTAATACTGCCGATGAAAATCTTCTCAGACCTGTTATTTGGTGTAGGCAAACTGAAGATAGAATTATTAATGGACAGGAAGTTGGAAAAGATAGAGAACTGTATGAACCAATTATTAATCCATGTGCTTATTTAATTGATGGTGTGGGTATCGGGTCAACTATTGTATATGTTGATAATATTAGACCTTTCTTTGATCCCGCAAATGAAAATGACATTAGTGTCTCTTTCCAAAATAATGTAACTATTGTCTCACAAAATGAAAAAGTTGCTGCTGCAGCAACAGCAGTGGTTTCTTCTGGTGGAACAATCACATCAATTATAATCTCTGATGGCGGAAATGGATATACTTCCACACCTTCAGTAACTATTCAAAGTCCAAATGAATCTGGAACAATTTCAACTGCTATTGCATCAATTACTTCTGGTATTGTTACATCAATAACAGTATCAAATCCAGGATCTGGTTATGATTCGACAAATCCACCACAGGTTCTGATTGGAGCACCTACTTTTGATTCTGAAAGTAATAAAGTGATTTCCTATGAGGGTGATTCTGGTACAATTGTTGGATTTGGTTCTACTACTATAGGTGGAGTTAATAAGATTATATTTGACTTGTATATTCCAGAAGATTCATATCTTAGAGATTCTGCAATTGCTGGATCTGCAGTAACATTAAGTTCTTTATCTGTAGGAGATTATTTTGTAGTTTATAATTCAAATATTGAATTAGAACAACCTCAAAATTCTTATGGAAATGATACATCACTTGTTGGAGTTGCTACTAATTTTGTAGATACTACATATCAAGTTAATTCTTCCGAATTGATTCAAGTAAATGTTCCAGGAATAGGAAATACGTTTGTAAATAGAATTTATTCTAATATTTCTAGTGGAATTGGGACAACTACTTATTCTGGAACAATTTCCACTTCTAATTATTTTGGAAATTATAGTTGGGGCAAAATTACTCTGGATGGAAGAACTGAAGAAAATTCCTTTGATTCATATACACTTAATGGATTTTCTGGAATTACTACTTCTTCTTTAGTAAGTAGAACATCATCCCTAAGATACATAGATTATTTGGTCTAAATATTTAAAAATTAATGGTCAAGCACCGTTAATAAATAAATAAAAATCTCCATCAAATGTCTGCAATTATAACTGACCAGATTAGAATATCAAATGCAAAGAACTTTGTTTCGGATGTTGGTGTTAATGCATATTATTCTTTTATAGGTTTGCCAAATCCAACAGATTATCAAAGTGATTGGGATAATGATCCACCAGTGCCTAAAGATAATTTTGAGCAAGAGAATGATTATTGGGACACTATGCTTGCTCTAAAAAAAATTACATCTGATGATGTCAGACAAGTAATTCCAAAAAGATTTTGGTCAAGTGGAAACACATATGATTATTATAGGCACGATTATAGCAGAACAAATACCGCAAAAGTTTCAGGATCAACAACACTATACTCTTCTTTATATTATGTAATTAATGAAGATTATCAGGTTTATATTTGTCTCCAAAATGGAACTGATCCAGATAATCCTAATGGTAGACCTTCATTGGATCAACCAACATTTGTTGATTTAGAACCAAGAGCAGCAGGGACTAGTGGTGATGGATATATTTGGAAATATCTTTATACATTAAAACCAAGTGAAGCAATAAAATTTGAAAGTAATGATTTTATTTCTGTTCCTGTAGATTGGGAAACTTCGAGCACATATGCTCCTGTAAGAAATAATGCAGTTAACGGATCAATTAAAACAATAGTTCTTACAAATCGGGGTGTAGGATTAGGAACGGCAAATCAAACTTACACTAACGTTCCTATTGATGGTGATGGTGCAGGTGCTACTTGCACTATTGTAATCAATAACGATTCTAAAGTTGATTCGGTTTTTGTTTCAAATCAAGGATCGGGATATACTTATGGTAGTGTAAATTTAGAAGTTGGTGGAGTTCCTACTGGCACGACAAGGCCAACCTTTGATGTCATTATACCACCTTTGGGTGGGCATGGAGCAGATATTTATAGGGAACTTGGTGCATATAATGTCATGCTTTATTCTAGAATTGAAAATGATGTTCAGAATCCAGATTTTATTACAGGAAATCAAATTTCAAGAATAGGTATTGTTCAAAATCCAACAATATCCTTAGATTCTGATAAAATAAGTGCTGTTTATGCACTTAAATTAACCGGTATTGGATTTAGTTCTGCAACTTTTGATGCAGATTCTTATGTAACACAAACGGTGGCAACAGGAACAACTGCTGTCGGTAGAGTGGTTGCTTATGATCAAACAACAGGAGTTTTAAAATATTGGCAAGATAAGAGTGTTGCTGGATTTAATACAGATGGAACTGCAAATTTAAGTCCTACTTATGGATTTAAATTAAATGCATTTACTTCTTCTCCAGAAGCGGGTGGAAGTTTAACCATTGTACCATCCTCAGGTTCAAATTTGGAAATAGATTCTACATTTACGGGTTCAAGTGTGGTGATAAATAATAGAACATATTACCTTGGGCAACCATTTACCAATGGAACTTCCTCTCCAGAAGTAACTAAACACACTGGAAATATTCTCTACGTAGACAATAGACCTTCTATAACAAGATCGTCCAACCAAAAAGAAGACATTAAAGTCATATTGCAATTCTAATCAATTATGTCCCAACAAACAAATCTCAACGTATCTCCATATTTTGATGACTTTGATGCATCTAATGACTATCATAGAGTTTTATTTAAACCTGGATTCCCAATACAGGCAAGAGAATTAACAGGATTACAATCAATTCTCCAAAATCAAGTTGAAAAATTTGGACAACACTTTTTCAAAGAAGGTGCCAAAGTTATACCTGGAAGTGTTTCATTTAATCCAAATTATTTTTGTGTAATTTTAAATAATACTTATAATGGAGTCCCCGTTTCTGCTTATGCTGAGCAGTTAGTTGGCACAACAATTACAGGACAAACTTCTGGAATATCTGCTTATGTTGATAAAGTTCTTTTGCCACAAGAATCTGAAAGGGGAAGTTTAACACTTTATGTTAATTATTTAAATTCAAACCTGACAAGTAATGATACTGATCGATTTCTAGATGGGGAAAGTTTATCTAGCGATACAACTATTACCTCGGGACTTTTAGGGAATACTTTTATTAATTCCGGAAATGTATTTGGAACTACAATAGATCTTGATTGTAATCAAGTAGGTACATATTTTGCTGTTGATGAAGGTGTTTATTTTATTAGAGGCAATTTTGTAAATGTTAATAAAGAATCTTTAATACTAAGTCAATATTCCCGAAATTCAAGTTTTAGAATTGGTTTTTTCATCAATGAGCAAGTTGTTAATTCTGATGTTGATGAAAGTTTAAATGATAATTCTCAAGGATTTAATAATTATTCTTCACCAGGTGCAGATAGATTAAAAATAACGGTAAGTTTATTTAAAAAAAGTTTAACAGATTTAAATGATAATAATTTTATAGAAATTGCAAAAATAAGAGATGGTGTTTTAACAGAGCAGAGATCTACAACATCAGATTATGCTGAAATTCAAGATTTTGTTGCAAAAAGAACATATGCTGAATCTGGAGATTACTACGTAAAACCATTTACACTCAAAGCATTTGAATCTTTAAATGATGGAAAAGGTAATGGTGGATTATTTTCTGCAGAACAACCCACTTATAGTGGTTCAACCCCCACAGAAAATATTGGAACATATAAAATTTCTCCAGGAAGAGCATTTATTAAAGGATATGATATTGAAACATTATCTCCCACATTTTTAGATTTTTCTAAACCAAGAACTACAAGAACAATTTCTGATCAGGCAGTCCCATATAATACAGGAAAAACTTCAATCGTTCATAACATTTATGGCAATCCAACTATTGGTATTGGTAATACTTATATTTTAAGTTTAAGAGATAGTAGAAGAGGTTCTACCACTACTGCTCCTGGAAAAGAAATTGGACTCGCTAGACTTTATGATTTTAGATTAGAAAGTGGTTCATATGAATTATCAAATAGTTCATTAAACCAGTGGGCATCAACTTTATATGATGTACAACCATATACTGAAGTAACATTAAACCAATCGACGACACTAGAAGTTCCTACGTTCGTAGAGGGTGGACATAGTGGCGCAAAGGCATTTATACGCTATCCAGTTTCGTCAGGAACTTTAGTTACTCTTTATGATGTTTCTGGACAATTTGTTAAAAATGAACCTCTTATTTTTAATGGAATTGAAGATGGAAGAGTTTCTTTAGCAGTAACTACATACTCTTTATCTAACGTAAAGTCTTTTTATGGAACTAATAATGGGGTTGTTGGAACAGGCACGTTTATGGCCGATTTGGTTCAAATACCAAAATACAATGTTGGAGTAGTTAGTATTACTGGAACTTCCGGAAATATTAGTACAGTAACGACTTCTAGTGCAATTTTTCCTTCAATTGCAAGAGAAAATGATATTGTAAGTTTCTCAAATTTTGCAAATTCTGATATTTTAACTTTTGCAAAAATAAATTCTATTGGCACCAATAGTATTATAATAGAACCTGTAGAAAGTGTCTCTGGTATTGCATCAGGATCTTTGCCAATTCAAGATATTACTGTTTCAGATTTTCAAATTGTTTCTTCAAGATTTGAAAATTCTTTAGATGATACACTATACACTAAATTGCCAAAAAGAAACATATCTAATGTTGATCTTACCGATGCACAATTAACTATTAGAAAATCTTTTTCCGTAACAATTTCTTCTGGACAACTTCAAACTGCTGTTACTGCTGGTCAAAATGAATCATTTTTGCCATTTGATGAGGAAAGATATACACTTATACTTGAAGATGGTTCTACTGAAACTCTAACTGCAGATAAGTTTGATTTTGGAGTAGGGCAAACAACTTGTCAAATATTAAATTTAAGCGGATCTGGTAGTGCAACTTTAGTTGCCACTTTAAAAAAGGTAAATCCAAAAGCAAAAGAAAAAATTAAAAATAGAGTTAATACTTTAATTATAGATAAATCTAAGTTTGTTGGTTCCGGTGTTGGTGCAACAACATTAGATGATGGATTGTCTTATGGAAATTACCCATTTGGTACAAGAGTACAAGACAATCTTTTATCTTTAAATGTTCCAGACGTAATTGAAATTCATGGTATATTTGAATCAGATAACAATTCTGCAGCAAGTGCCCCTAAGGCAACACTGACATCTATTGTATCTCCATCTTCGACAACTCAAGATTTTGTTATTGGGGAAACTATTACAGGACAGACTAGTGGAGCTATTGCTATTTGTGCAGAAAAAGTAACAGATAGTCAAATTACTTTTTTATACAAAAATGGAATTGCATTTAAAGAAGGGGAGACTGTAAGGTTATCTGAATCTGGAGCAACTGCTACAATTTTATTCCTTGATTTTGATGGATTTAATATAACTGGCAATTATAAACTAGATGAAGCACAAAAAGATACTTTCTATGATTATTCTAGATTAAAGAGAAATAATGATTCAAGTGAACCAACAAAGCAGTTAAAAATATATTTTTCTAATGGATACTACAACTCAAATGATGATGGCGATATAACAACTGTTAATTCATATAACACATTTGATTATACGGATGATAGAAAAATTATTAATAATACATCTACATTTGATATTGTTGATATAAGACCTAGAGTTTCTTCTATTGCAACATCTGAAGGAGATAGATCTCCCTTAGAGTTTTTAGGAAGATCCTTTAACGCATCTGGAAATTCTTCTCAAAATATTTTAGCATCTGACGAATCTTTAATTTTATCATATTCATATTATCTTGGAAGGATTGATAGAATTTTCTTAAGTAAATCGGGTCAAATGCAGGTTAAATTTGGAAAACCTGCAGATAAACCAGAAAAACCACTTGGTGTTGATGAAGCTATAGAAATTGCTACGGTTACATTACCACCATATTTGTTTGATATATCAGACTTAAGTATAAAATTCTTAGATTATAAGAGATTTAGAATGTCTGATATTAAAAAACTTGAGGACAGAGTAAATAATCTTGAATATTATACTACATTATCTTTACTTGAACTAAGTACAGAAAGTCTTTTTGTTAGTGATAATGATGGTTCTAATAGATTCAAGTCTGGTTTCTTTGTAGATAACTTTACAAGTTTCTTAACTCAAGATGTTAATTTTGGAATAAGAAATAGTATTGATCCGTCCAGAAATGAACTTAGACCACAACATTATACAAATGCGGTAGATTTAATTTTTGGTCCCGTTATAACTCAACCATCTGAAGATCTTTCTTTTAATACAATTGAAGGTAATAATATCAGAAGACAAAATGGTATCTTAACATTAGATTATGCTGAAGTTGAATGGTTAAATCAACCTTTTGGAACTAGAACTGAAAGTGTTACTCCTTTCTTATTAGCTTTTTGGGAAGGTTCTCTTCAATTAACTCCAGAAACTGATACCTGGGTAGATACTGCAAGATTAGATGCATTGATCATCAATGTTGAAGGTGATTATGCTTCGACCTTTGATTTATTAACACAAACTGGGCAAATTGACCCTCAAACTGGATTTGGTGAAATTGTTTGGGGTTCCTGGCAGATAAACTGGACTGGAGAAACTTTTGAAAGAGAAAGAACTACAGTTGAAAGAGGTCGAGTACGT